CACGTGGTTACAACTGCACCTTGAGCGCTCTGAAGATCATATACATAAACACCACCCGAAATAGCTGCCATGACAGTCGCAGATGCCGTAATTGTTAAAACACCAGCATTTGTCCCGGTAAAGCCAAAATCATTTGCATTATCGTCATTGGAATCACCATCTAGCATAGCTGAAGTTGACGTATCTGTTTCGCGAACCTGCATCATCCAGTTGTAGCCGGACGACAGGTCAATAGCAATCCCATCCTCGTCTTTGAAGGTTAGCTCCAACACGAAAGTATCACCACGTCTACAGGTGATGTCTACTCGTGAAGCAATGTCTAGATTTATACTGGTTGCCATATTGCAAATTTACGCTTTTATAGGAGTGCCTCTAGCGGATCCACGTCGCTCATATCCTCCAGTTCTTGGCGTTGACCCTGACGCTGGGAGATGAGTTTTGACTGCTGGACAGCCTGCTTCTTCACTCGTTCATCTTTTCTATCTTCCTTGGTAATGTCAAGCTGCTCCTTGCGTCCGATCTCCTGATCCTTCACCGCGATGCGGGACTGACCTTCAATCTGTGCGAGCTGCATCTTAAAGCGATACTCCATCTCTAGGAGCTGTGCCTTAACCTGACCCTCAAGCTGTATTCTCTGAGCCTCTAGCTGAGCCTTCATCTGTTCCTCCTGCATCTTCCCTTGGGAAGTGGCTTGTGCAACTTGTGCATTCGCCTGCGCTTGGAGCTGGCTGTTCATCTGGGCTTGTTTCTGCATCTCGCGCATACGACGCTTCCGACGTACGATAAGGAGCTGTTCTGCCTGATCCACATCCTTGAGCTGACGGATAGCAATGGCATCTTCAAGATCAATCTCTTTCTGAGCCAAAGCGATCTGGATGTTCTGCTCTAGGTATGCCTTCTCATTGTCACCCATCTCGTTAACAACCCGGATACCGAAGTTGTACATAGGTAGGTTCTCAAAGCTCGTAAGTAAGTCCATAGACTTCTCACCTAAAGCTTTAACATAGAGGTTGTAAAGTACTGATTCTCTGGGCAATACCTGCAAGCATTTTACTACGTCTTCACACACCTTGCGGAACAGCACATTGGCTGAATTGGTGATGTCATAGATTGCATTGTTGCCGGCAGCCATCTGTTGCTCTCGTACACCTACAAGCTGCTCTCCCTTGGGAGACGTGCCGTCCATTACCTCGTTGATACCCGTGGCATCACGGATCATACGCAAGTAGTGGTTGTAGATTCCGATCATCTCGTTGATGTTTCGGATGTTATTCTCCAGCGGGCGAACAGGTGGATTCTGGAATCCGCCCTCTGGATTACGGGAGCGATAATAGAACACACCAGTCTGCTCGTAGATATCTTGGATATCTAGAGGCTGGAGCTCGCCTCCACGTCCCAGCTGCACGTTCTCAAGACCCTCAATGTCCACCAACAGTCCGTCGGGCTTAGCCTTAGCAATGGCTTGCTGGATCTTTAAGTGAGTGAGCTGTAGTTGGTCCGCAAATCCAATGATCCCGTTGACCATGGACTTGGGCATCATGCGGCGCATATTGTTTGCAATAACGCTGTATGACATTCTTGTTCTAGAGATGTCGTGAACATTCTTAGGTAGGTTCTTCTGCATACCATATGCGAAAAGATGATCCGTACCTACAATGTAATTACCTCCATAGACGGTAGTGTTACGCATCGCCACCGGCTTGCGATCATACACGGTCTGCGTAGGCATCTTGTACTCGTATCCTTTGTAGTAGAAACCCACGTTACCAAAACGGGAATTCTTCTCCTCAAAGAAGATCTCGTCAACAGACAGGAACTCAAACTCCAACACCTCAACAATATACTCGTCGTAGCCGTAAGACGTCTTGTCTAGGTTACGATCGTAGTAGCTGTGAGTCATCTTGTTCGGGTTGTTGTTGTAGCGATGACGTACGCTCTTAGCGATCTTTTCAAACTCCTCCTCAGAGAACTCATTGCCAGCCTTACGCTTTAGGTCTTGGATGGTCATGCGCTTGATGTGCCCCATATAGACAACATCAGAGAAGTTCGGATCTTCGGTGTAGCTGTGGATGAAATATGCAGGATCTACATATTCCTCTACGATGCCGTAGTTGGGATCGTTAGTTCTTTTAACTACAGCCATGCCGTTGGTTACGAGATCTTCTACAGAACGTCTGTAAATCTTCTCGTTAAAATCATTCCAGCTTAGCGTAAGATTAATCGCAAGCTGAGCTACAGATTCAGCAGCTGTCTTTAGGTTGGCATTCATGAAGATGTCTGCCTCGTCCTCCGTCTCTGGAAGGCTGTCAATATCAAAGTCAGCACCTAAGCCCATGTCTTTGGCTTTCTTGTGCAGGTCTTTGTTTTGGATACGTCTTTTGATCTTGTCGCGCTCACGCTCCTTCTCCATCATGGATACAGGATCAATAGCCTCAACCTTTGGGTATGGCTCGCGTGAAAGGATTTTGTTAACTACGATCTTTACGAACTTGGGAACAATGGGCACTGGAGTCCAGTCAAGGTTCAACAATGAACCGTCACCATTATTTGGATCTAAAGAAGTTAAGATCTTCTTGTAGATGGTCGTATCCTGTGTGCCATTAGCATAGTCTCGGTTGAGCTCAAACTGCTTTAGCCTCCGGCGATAAATAGAACCTTCGTCATCCGCAGAGCCCCATTGCTTCTCAATGGCTTTAGCATATTTAAGCCCATAAGCCTTGCTCATCTTTACGACGGCGTCAGCTAGGGGATTCGGAAAGTTTCCGTAGTTCTCCCTTTCATTTATAGATTCATGCATAATAAGGGCTATATTTCTATTATGCAAATATAGCAATTATGCAAAGGGGCTTTTAACGCTCTATAGATTTAAACGTACGAAAGAACTTTTTGGCGCTGAAGTCTGTTTTAGGTTTTTCCTCCTTGTACTTTTGAGCAGCCAACAGAGCCAGACCAGAGCTAATGGTTAAGTCAAACTTTGTACGATCGTCTATGCGGTATCCAATCCAATCCTCTAAGGTTCTGCTAAGATACATCTTACCCATCTCCCCAGTTTCAGGATTGTATCCCACGTGGTTGTGGATGTACGCCTCAATAGCTTGGGCATGAGAATGTATAATGTCCTGAGAGTTAGACGGTATGCCCTTTGTCTTTGAACCAACAGTTGAAGTCTTTAGGTGGTCCGGTCTGTCCATCAAGAAGTTATCATACCCGCGCTGCTCAAAGTAACGAGCGATCCCGTACTTGTTGTTCTCTATCAGGATGGGATACCCATAGAACACAGCTGCCATCAGAACATCTTCGTAGAATATCTTCGCCATGGGAGGACGGCTAGCGTACTCAGCGACGAACATATTGGAGGGGAAGTTCATGTTGAACTTATTGAAGAAGTGGCACGCCCCTTTAGATCCGCGACCATCCACGGTAGCATCAAGGTCATAGGAGTCAACTCCTCCACAGCCAATGGCGTCCTCCGGTGGGCTCTTCTTGTTGTACTTAATTACGTACCTATTCTGCCTCTCTTTAGGCGGGAGCCATGATATGTACCACCTACCATTGGGATCAGGACTGAAGATAACACTCCCGTCAACGATGCCGTTGTCCCATACGAAGTTGCCCCTGACGACAGGATTTGGATACAGCTCTTGGTTGTGTGAGATCTGTTCGTAGATCTTCGCCACGTTAAAGATGCTGGACTTGGTAGAATCACGGAATGCTTCGTCCGGAGTAAATGGGAACTGACGGATCACCTCGTTGAGTTCGTACGGATCCTTCATCAAGGCATCGCGTTCGTTCTTTAGGTAGGTCTTAGCGCCGATGTCTAGGATGTCCCCATCAAGACTTTCAATGGGCTGCTTGGGGTCTTCTACAATTGGGTTTCCGTACTTGTCAAAGAATCCTTCCAGCGCTTCGTATGCGGGTACGAATAATTGGTACAGTCCGGAGCGCGTACGTCCGTTGCTGTTGCGCTCACTAGGGTTGGAGTCATAGTAGAGATCCCGGAACTCCTTGCCGCCCTTATCTAAAGGATTTACCGTAGAACCGACGATCGCCTTGCCAACTACCCTACGCCCTACAATGAGACACGTACGTTCAATACGCCACGCCTCACGTATGTCTGTGGGCTTCTCCCACTTGCCCGCCTCATCCAAGTACAGGATGTGCAGCTTCTCACCGTCATATGCGTTGTTGGTAGTGTTCTTCCAGTTGATGATTGTGTTGAGCGCCTCGCCGACGTTAGACGTCTTGTTGTTCTTGGTGATGCGCTTGGACGGTTCCCGGAACGCTAGCTCCATACGCGGGTTGGTCGTACCATCTTGGATGGGCTTAAAGAAGAATGGGTAGCTCTTGAACATGGTGACGATCTTCTTCATGAAGATGTTTTCCTGCGCATCCTTACCGGTCTTGCTCTGGACACCCAACAGCTTGTCCTTGACCTGCGTGCCCTCATCCACCAGAACAGCACTGGATATGTTTGTGTACCCAGAACGACGACACTTGGTATAGATCTGACCTAGGCATCTGGGGTCCGCCTCACAGGCAGCGAAGTGCGTGAAGATCTTAGACTGAAACTCTAGGTAGTTTGGATATCCAATATCCATCTTGCTCCACTGGAGCATCATGTAGTGCCTACCGGTTATGTATGTAGGATCACCGTTATTGTAGAACCAAAGACCGTCACGTCTGCGCTGAAACTCCCTTTCAATGTACGATGAGTACTTATCGCGAAACTCCTTTGGCTTTTCCGCCCATTCATCCATAGAGCGAATACGAAGCAGTTCTTCCGGCACATTGAGTCTCTTCCACATCTGCATTTCACGGGGTCGGTCGTGAAATAAGATTTCTTCATGTGACGGAGTAGCGGGAAGCTGAATAAAAAGCCCGCCGATCTCAACGATCTTACCCTCCGAATTTTTGGGACATATGTTGACAACGTAGCCAACGTACCCTTCAACATTCTTAATGCCTGCCATTTCATTTTATTTTATATCTTTACATTAACTTAACATTGAGACAGATGAAATACCTAGTAGTTCTCGCTGTCCTTCTTCTCAGTTCTTGTGCAAGCATGGACAGTACAGTAGTCTCAGTAAACCATAAAACGTGTACGCTTGACGGATGCCAGATGATGTCCATACACAGTCACGCTTTTATTTACTGAATCTCTCAGCAAAGCCACCTGAGTAATCTGCCGAATCGGCAATATTACCCGTCTGCTTTAGCTCTTTAATAATCTGTTCCAACCGTTGCCTTTCTTGCAACAGTTCACGGGCATCTACTGCCGTCTGCTTGATAGACTGGAGTTCAGCCTTCCTTTGGCTACCACTAAGATCCTGATCCACAGGTTTGCGGATCTCTTGGATCATGTTATTGATAGCGTATTCCATGGAGTCCAACAGACGCTCTGCGGCGTCAATGGTTGTGAACTCACTCTTTTTCTGCGGGCGCGACATACATCAAATCACTTACGAGCATTCTCCATACCTTCTTCCCATCAACCTCCATCTCGTAGTCGCTGTTCTTAGAGAAGTAGACAACGTCGCCTATCTCCACACCAACCTCTTTGATCTCCGGCGAGGAGTACAATACCCTGCCGCGGTCATTATCTACATCTTCCTGTACGAGTTCCAGTAGCGAGCTCTTGAGCTTTTTACTTGAATCCATAGGATCTAGGAATACCCACTGCCCCAGCATATGGATACCGTCCTCGTTCTTATATGCATTAGCCATATTGTTCCGGTTCCCCTGTGGGTGATATGGAACTAGGTAGATATGGTCCCCCATGCTGTACTGCGGGCTGAGCACAACGTGATGATGGAAGTACAGCGTATCTCCAGCCTTCGCTCCGGTGTCATATCTTAATGGAGTAGAGACAATCTCAGCCTCCATGAATCGGTTTCCGAACTCATCAAACTTGCTGTCTAAGAACAACTTATTGCCGTTGAGTTCAATCTCATCTTTAAACTTCTTTGGAAGTCTAATGACAAAGCTTTCTATGGACTTCATGGCTGTTAGAATCTACAGTCAAACTCAGCAACGCAGGGCATATTGTCCACACTCTTCCAGAGCATGGTCCCTTCCTTGGGGTCTTCAATATAGATAAGATAGCGCTTGTTGTTGTAGCGCACTAGGTGCTCTTCGTCAAGGACGATCGTAGAGACCTTTCCATTGCCCACGTTCATTCCAACGAAGTAAGCCATGGCGTCTTTGGGGTTTTGCCCCACGATGATTTTGCGAATCAATTGCATGATAGTTAGTTTTAATTAATGCTTCCATTCCCGTAATTTTTGATCCACCAATCTATTGTGCCCATATCAGGTTTGTCGTTCATCTGAATGAATATCTGCAAAGCAGCATCGTGCAGACTACTAAACTCCATCTCATCATCCACGTCCGCAGACATTGATATAATGAGCTTATCCTGATCTTCTGTCTCGTCGTTGTATGTACCTAGACAAAGCATATAAAGGTAGTCGTCTTCCACCTCATACTTCTTCGCTAAGTCTTCAAGAAGATTTTGAAAAGCCCCGGAAGCCTCAGCGAGAAACTCTTGTATTTGTTTCTCGCGTTCAGTCATCAGGTAAAGGATCCGTCAAAGATTTTCATTGCCATCACCAAGCTCTTGGACTGAACCGTTACTCCATCGTCAGCAGAGCTAACCTCTACGCTAAGGGTGTCGGCAGCATTGGCTGCAACAACAGTATTGAATGAGATGACGTTGTACGTCGCACCGGTAGTCTGAGATCTTCTTGCAGTCGCCACAGTGGTAGCACCTTGCTTGAGCGAGATGATCACATTGGAGTTGTTGTTGGTGAAGTACACGTATAGCGAAACCTCCAAGCGAACACCTCCGTCGGATCCTACTACGATGTTTCTGTTAGAATCAGCTAGTGAGAATCCAGATCCAGTCTGAAAGCTTCCGTTAACTAGCGTATTGTCTACAGTGTTGAATGTGATCCGTGTAGGGGTGGTGGTACACAACTGGTTTGATTCCGTACGTGCGTACAGACCATCTACAGAAACGCTATCTACAAATGCTGCCGTTCCAAGGTTACGAGACTTGACCGTGTTGTCGGCGTCGTCGTAAACAAGAACAGTGGTCTCGCTGGATGCTAGCGTAGGGGTATTGGTGATCAGAAGCTCAGCTACCTCAACGGCGTCCGTGCTAACCTTCAAGGCAGTGGAGTTTCCAGCGCCATCCTCTACGGTTTTAAGGGTAGAAGTAGCAGACCCAGACGAAAGCTTTAGAAGCGATTCGTACGTGTCTTTTACTTTATTGCCTGTTAAAGTCGCCATGAATCTTTAATTTTGTTATATACGTACAAAAATACGCAATTAAATTCATGCCGAAATCAAGAGTCGCCAAGTCCCGTATGTTCCGGGAAGCGTCACCAATGAAGAAGAAGTACCTATCGCATGGTGGGTTAAAGAATACCTACCTAGTGTTCAGAGACTGGGAGGTTAGGCACAATCTCAGTGCAGCCAATATCATGATCATGCTCTACGTCTATGACCTAGAGTTCTTTACCATCCGATACATATGTGAGAAGCTGGATAGGAACGAGGCTGCATTTAAACGCGACAACCTTCGCCCGTTACAGAATGATGGATTTGTCTACAAACACTTTGACAAATTGAGCCCTAGTCAGACCCGTGAGGATCACGTGTTCCGCGAAGAGAACAAGTGGAACTACAGAGTCCGTTATGCCCTAACCCAGAAGGGCAGGAACATGGTAGCGCGTTTCTACCGGATGGCAGCCGGGGAGCCTATAGACGATCCCATCTAGCCATCAACGCATCCCATTCAATACTTACTTTATGCTCTACGAATAGATCATGCTGTAAGCGTTCGGGTGATGTTCCTTCCTCTTTGTAGAGTAGGATCATGTTGTTGATAAAACCATTGTTGTGTTGCATGGTCATGAAATTAACTGTTTTCATGACACTGAAATTATAACAATAATTTTAATTCACAAAATATTGTGGATTTATTTTGCAACCATCTTCACCTTGAACGGTGCTTTGGTCATAGCTCCTTTATGAGCTTCGCCGGGCATAAGGTAGTAGCGACCACGCTCCTCCATCCAGTGGTATCCATCTGGAGCATCTACCATGATCTGTTTGCGCTTTGCTTTCATCTCTTATATACAGCCTTTAGTCCCTTCTTAGGAACATTGGTATATTTCTTCCAGCTTCCTTCTGCGAAGTTTATAGCTTCATCCTCGGTATCAAACTGGAACATCTCGCCTCGTTTAACAGCTTCAGACCAAGGATCTTCTGGCTCCATCCAGTCTCTAGGATCAGACGAGCTAGTATTTCCGGGAGATGGAAACAGTGTTGGGAATGCGTAATATTTACCGTCAGCTTCTCCAGAAGCCATGATGACTGTTGATTCAGTGCCATCTGGATTCTTTCTGGCGAAAGGTCTCATTGACTGAGCCTTGCTTGCGTATTCAGCAAACTTGCCTCCGTCTTGATATTTACGCTTCGCCTTCATAGCTAAGCTTCTTTAGGATCTCATGATTGCGCATAAGA